AAACCAGTTAGCCGCACTGGAAAAATAACTGACCTGGAGACTGACATAATGGATGAAGTGCTGACTGATATGCTGAAAAAATGAGTCTAAGGCTTTCTGTCCAACAGACTGGTACACCTCCTGAACTACACCCGATATATCTTTTAGAAAAAATAGAAGAATATGGACACGTACGAGTCTGACGACGACAGTTTCCGTCCTGCTAACACTTATTTCTTGCCGACTAACCTGGACAGTCCTGTTCTTCTCACTGAGATAGAAACCGCTAAAACGTTCTTCTCCTTATACTCTCTACCAGCACATTCACGCTCCAACTTACGTCCTAAAGAGAAACAACGACTAACTGAATTCTCTAAGGTATGTAGAAAATATGGGTGGAAGAAAGCAGTCTTCTCCAATATAAGAACTGTCAGTCCGGATATCTATCCCCACATTGAGCTTCTGTCTAAGACTCACACAACAGCACTCAGCCCGCAGGAGTCACACTACAGGCAAGCAGCAGAGATTGTGCAGGAAATATGCCGGTCATGTGTAGGAGGGTTGAGGAAGCGAGGAATCCCGTCTTCAGATCTCCTTGACGCAAGTAGTAATCTGGCGAGTGATTACAATGTAGAGTTCAGGAAATCCTATGAACAGTATGCGAATCTATTTGCAAGGGCACAATACCGAACACGGCATGGAGACCACAAGTGGACTCATGGATCAGTGGGTTCACTTGGTATATGGCTCAGCTCATTTGCAGCCTTACTTGTAGTAGACGGCACATTCTACTCAAGTAGTGTAAACCAGCTACTTATGATCAAGGACAAGCTAGCTGTTCGCTTCATGATCCTCGAGCATATCTTGCCTTTAGGATTGTCATCTAACCTCATCCAATCTGTCACCGCGCTCTTTGCATGGCAAGATGAGACTCTGAAGGTCTATGGAAACAGAGCGTACGGCCTTCTAAAAGCTGTCGAACCTCTGTTCAAGACCCGTCTGTCCTACCTATCAGATAATGTCTTCGGTGAAGACTCAGCTTATCCCCGGATGGTTGCTAAGATGAAGGATAAGGAGACTCCGATGCTTACTCTAACAGGGGGGAAAGGAAACCAAGTTGAACAGCTGTGCTGTATTGTAGAATCTGTAGATTCACTCCATGACACTGTTGAAATGTTTGGGTGTCAACGGAGCTGTGGGCATCCTATAATAGATGCTAGGTTAGGAGGATTCTCAGCCTCCAAGGAAGCCTTAACACCTGACTTGACAAGCTTAGGTGATGCTTGCGAACTCAGAGCTGTCTTCTGCCACATGTTCACTTCATCATACATATTGAAGCATGGCAATTGGCCTCGTCTTCACTTCACTCGAATAGGATCCCGACTCAAATACCTTCACGATAGGCAACAACGATCACTGGAGTACTCAGATTATGACCTGCTAGATTGGGAAGGGGTAGAATTCACCAAGATGTTTGACTTTGACTACTTCCCGAATTATCTAGAACTAATGGATGACAAATCCATCTCACTGTATAGATCTGAAGTACACAAGTCGTGGGACTTTGACAGCCACCCGTCAACAGAGAGACGGCTTCTTTTGGAGGTACTACGAAGGAAAAACAT